CTTGCCCCAGTTTTCTGCTACACAGTATTGATATGTTTTTGCCATAGTTTCCTCCTTAATCTGTTAATACCTTAATTGTGTTAGAACTTCCACTCCATTCTTCTGTTGCTCCTGTAGTGGGCGGAATATCTCCACCAAAAGATATAGCTGAAGCATTGCTACTTTCAGAACCTCCTGATGATCCTTGCCCTCTAACTTGATTTAAATCCGTGCTCTCTACCCAACTTACTCCATTCCATAATTCTGTATTTGCAAAAACACCTGGACTACCAGGGTCGTTTCCACCAAAAATTATAGCTGAGGTTTGTATTCCTCCACTACCTGGACCTTGCCTTGCAGTGTTTAAATCGTTGACCTCTGTCCAACTAGAGCCGTTCCATAATTCTGTTGTAGCTTGTATACCTCCGTTAACTCCACCAGCTATTAATCCACTTGTGTTATTAAGACCAGACGCTCCAGGTAAAAGTCTTGCAGTACTTACGTTAGCAACCTCCGTCCAACTACTTCCATTCCAAGTTTCTACGTCTGCTGTTGCTCCTCCAGGTGTGTTACCAGTAACCGCTAAAGCATTTGTGTTAGTAGACCCAATGCCCGCCAAATAATGTCTTGCTGTATTTAAATTAGCAACCTCTGTCCAACTTGATCCGTCCCATGTTTCAGTTTCGTTTTTTGAACCTGGACTTCCACCATAAGCTAAAGCAGATGTATAAGTTCCTGATCCTGTTAGATTTGATCTAGCAGTGTTTAAATCCGCAACCTCAGTCCAACTTGATCCATCCCATACTTCTGTAACAGCAAGAGCACCAGGTCCTCCTCCAAAAGCTAAAGCATTTTCTTTTGTTCCTGCTCCACCTGCTCTAATTCTTCCAGTGTTCATAGCATTGACCGTAGCCCATGCTCCAACAGGTTGGTTTGCGTTCCATTCTTCACACGCAGAAAGAGCTCCACCACCTTGTGCTTCACCCGCTGCAGTTAAACCTGAAGTGCTATCTGCTCCAGCACTTGCAGCTTGATATCTTTGTGTGCTTAAATCATTTTGTTCACTCCAACTTGTTCCATTCCATAATTCTGCAACTGCAAGTTTAGTTGGAGAACTTGTGTATCCTCCAGATCCTATAGCTGAGGTATATGTACCAAATCCAGATAAAGAAATTCTTGCAGTATTTAAATCAGCAACTTCAGTCCATGCAGATCCATTCCATTGTTCTGTTGCTGCTGTAGTGGGTGGGGTTCCACCGAAAGCTAAAGCTGCCGTATATAATTTTCCTGCATCTCCATGACCCCATCTAGCCGTATTTAAATCTGCTACTTCTGTCCAACTAGAACCATTCCAAGATTCAGTATTAGCAACATTTGTAGTTGTATAACCACCAAAAGCTAAAGCCGCTTCATTATCTTCTCCTGCACCACCAGCAAGTTTTCGTGCAGTCCCTAAAGTAGAAGCTGCAGTCCAGCTAGAACCATTCCATGATTCAGTTTTATTTCCACTTCCTGGAACAGGCTCTCCTCCAAAAGCTAAAGCTGATGTTTGAGTTCCTGCAGCTGCTAAAGCATTTCTAGCAGTGTTTAAATCTGCAACTTCAGTAAAAGTTGTACCATCATATGATTCTGTTACTCCTGTTACAGGGGGTGTGCTTCCACCAATAATTATTGCAGCCGTTTGAATTCCTGCTCCTGCTACTGTATCTTTTCTAGCTGTATTCAGACTATTAGCTGTTCGCCAAGAAGCTAATGTATTAGGAAACTGATATTTAAAATCTACGTTTGTAGAATCATAAAACACTTGTCCTGTTTCTGCAGTAGGGATATTACCCGCATTATTTCGGACTGCCGTCCCAACGATATCCTTATATGTAGCCATGATTAATTATTCTTTAGCAGCCAGCCCTGTGTTCCGTCTGTATACACTAAAGTATTTCCTGCTCTTTCTGTTGAAACCGTTAAATCATCTGTTGATCCATGAATCTTTTCTGAACCATTTGCCGAAATAGTAAATGTGTTAGAATCAAAAGTTCCTGCATAATCTATAAATACAATTTCATCACCTAAAGTCCCTGCAGGTAAATTCATTGTTATTACGCCACTTGTTGTGTTTACAAAATAACCTTCGCCAGCCACCGCTGTGAAAGTAGAAGTTTTTACTGCTTGCCATGATGTACCAGCTGATATTTCAGCAAAATCTAATTGACCTACTCCCGTTGTTCCTGAACCAGATACAGATGCAACTCTTAAATATCTATCTGCCGTTACGTTTCCAGTGGGAAATTTAAGCTCATACGACTGTGCAGAGCTATGTGGAGGTGATGTAAGTTTAATCCCGTGGGAGTTAGACTCACAGTTAAGCTGAATTGAACCTGGGTTTGTTGCACCAAGAACTTCAACTAAACCAGTTCCTTTAGGTCCAACTTTTAAATTAATATTAGAATCACCACCAGTTGCTTGAATAGATGGTGCATTACCTGTTGCAGCATTTGTTATATCTAATTGGTTTACTGCAGATGAAGTTGTTTGAAATACTATTTGTTCGTTTCCATTCTCATCATTAATTCCATGAGCATCATCAAAAGCTATATTAAAACTATTAGTATCTAAATCACCACCTAATTGTGGTGATGTATCATCAACAACATCTCCACCAGTTTGAACTTCTATGATATCTGGATTTGTACTATCGTTTGCAGTCGCAAACACTATTTTAGTTGTTTTTTGTGTTGCTGAAAAAGTAAATGTTGAACCAGACCCTG